CTTGTAGGATTTCAAAATCTTTTGACGAATGTAGAATCCATAAAAGAAATATCGCTCGTTACGAACAATTTATTCAAAACAGGCAGTAAAGTAATGGTATTATATCGTTAGATAAGGAGTTGATACAAAAATGTATGCAAAATTGCAAAACGGATTTCTTCGAAGTGCGCCAAAGACCGTACAGTGGCAAGGACACACGGTCAACAACCCGTCCGCAGATAAGCTCGTAGAGTTGGGCTACAAGCCTGTGGTGTACACAGATATGCCGACAGATGCACCAAGCGGACAGCACTACGAATCTGGATGGAAAGAGGGAGACAAGATAGTTCAGACGTGGACACTTACGGACGACCCAGTCTATCCAGAACTGGAGCTGTCCGCAGAAGAAGCACTTAATATAATCATGGGGGTGGTACAGTGACGAGGAAACAAGCAGAACAGTTTCGGAAACTCTTGGAAAACCAGACAGCCAGCATGACCGATGAACAGATATTGAAGTATCCAGACTTTGTGGAGAAATGGCAGTCTGGCAAGGAATATGTAGTTGGCAAGCGGTTGGAATACAATGGTACTATCTACAAGGTATTACAAGCCCATACAAGCCAAGATACATGGACACCGCCGGATGCGCCGTCCTTATTCGCCAAGGTGCTTATTCCAGATAGTAGTACAGTGCCAGAATGGGAACAGCCGGACAGCACGAATCCATATGCCAAAGGCGACAAGGTTACGCACAATGGCAAGACATGGATTAGCACGGCAGACGGGAATGTCTGGGAACCGGGTGTGTATGGATGGGAAGAGGTGTAGAATGTATGGAGATTAGAGCAAGACCTTAGAGGTCTTATTTTTATACCATGAAACAAGAGAGAGGACACATATGATTAAGTTTTTGTCAGAAAATTGGGCACTCTTGTCGTTTGTAGTATCAGCCATTGCATACATATATTATCAAGTGATTGCTATGCGAAAAGGAATACGTGCACTGCTCAGAGCGGATTTAATAAGGCTCTACAACAAGTATCATGATGATTACGAGTACTGCCCTTTGTATGTCAAGCAGTCGCTGGAAGATGAATATAAACAGTATCACACGCTAAAAGGAAATGGCGTGGGAACGCAAATGTATCATGCGCTTATGGAATTACCGACAGAGTCACCACATGAAAGAGAGGAATAATTATGTTTAAAAATTGCGTATTTAAGGTATCAGTAGATACCAAAAAATGGATGAAGAAAGCAGGGATCAGAGCAATCAAAACTGTAGCGCAGACTGCAGTAGCAACAATCGGAACAGCAACAGCACTCGGACAGGTGGATGCGAAGCTTGTGGTTTCGGCATCGATTCTGTCAGGAATTTTATCGTTATTAACCAGCATTGCCGGATTACCGGAATGTAACGCAGAGGGCGAATAATCGTCCTCTAACATATTATATAGTGTGCGACGTCGCACAGGAAGGAGCAATCATGGCACATTTATTTTTAATAGCCGGTCACGGGGCTGGTGACAGTGGAGCCGTTGGATACGGTTACACTGAGGCAGAGAGAGTCCGGGCACTTGCAAGACGAATCGCAGCGTATGGAGGAAGTAATGTTACTCTGGGAGATACGAGTAGGAACTGGTACGTCGACAAGGGTATTAGTTCACTTAAAATCTCAAAGGATTGGCAGATCCTGGAACTTCATATGGATAGTGGAGTGCCAACGGCAAAAGGCGGGCACGTAATCATTAAAGAAGGATACAATCCTGATCAGTATGATACAGCACTTGCTAACTTCATCGGTTCATTCTTCCCTGGCAGAGCAAATAAGGTAGTAGGCAGAGCGCATCTTGCCAACGTCAATCGTGCCTCCGCAAAAGGTTACAGCTACCGGTTGCTGGAAAATGGATTCATTACAAACAAAACAGATCTTACGAAATTCAATGAGAAAATTGATGATCTGGCAAGAGGAATCCTTAAGTCCTTCGGTATTGCATCAGTAGCACCGGTAGCACCAGTTAAGAAGAAAGCAGAACCAATCGACGGAGAGATCAAGGCTGGTGGAGTATTCCAGAGTAAGACCGATAAGTTTGGTACAATCTCATATCAGGCTCACATGAGAGGATTTGGATGGGGCAACTGGCAGTCCGATGGCTTAATGGTTGGTTCTACTGGTCAGAATCGTAGAATTGAAGCACTGCATATTAAACCAGATGGTGAAACAGATGTTGTAGTTCACATGAAGAGCATCGGTAATAAAGAATACAAGAACATCAAGAAGGACACACTGATCGGAACCACCGGACAGAACAGAAGACTGGAAGCAATCCGGATCACAGGAAAGGAATCTTTCTACCTGTACAGAGTCCACCAGAAGAGCATTGGATGGTCAGAATGGGCCAACAACGGAGAGTGGGCTGGTACGACCGGAAAAGGACTGCAGATGGAAGCACTGGAGATTAAGAAATCCATGTTCTCCGTCGAACCGCACGTACAGAGTAAAGGATGGTTATCTCCAAGAGCTGCAGAAAATATCATCGGTATCACCGGCCATGCATTACGCTTGGAAGCACTCCGGATTAATCCATACGGAAAAACGATTAAAGCAAAAGCTCACATCCAGAGTAAAGGTTGGGTAGATTATGGTGAGATCACCAAAGACACAATCATCGGTACTGTTGGAGAAAAGAAACGTATTGAATGCTTATGCTTCGAAGGAGACTTTGAATACCGTGTTCATATCCAGAGTTCCGGATGGACAGACTGGACAAAAGCAGACGGAGTAGCAACGCTTGGAACTGTAGGCCAGGAACTTAGAATTGAGGCTATTCAGTTTAGATAATTTGAAAAAACTGGAAGAATATTCCAGAACTATTTTGCTGGAAAATATTGTATCCTTATTATAAGGATGTGATACATATGAAAGAATTTTCAAAAAACCTTAAGACATTAAGAGCTAAACAAGGATTATCTCAAAAAGAGTTGGCTAATCAGCTGCATGTGGAGCGCTCGACGGTTGCCGGTTGGGAAACTAAAGACAGAGTGCCGGATGCAGAGATACTGATCAGACTGGCAGCAGTTCTGAATACCTCAATAGATGATTTACTGAAAGGGTGA